ATATTTTCTGGATGAGTCGCCAAGTGCAGTAATTTCCAATTCGTCTGCGGATTGGGTCAAAGTTGCGCTTGTAACGTGGTCTGTAATATCTACTGCCCCGATTTTAACGGATGCGGCGTTTAGGAATACGGCCATTTAGTTTTCCTCTTCTTTCTGTGCTGGTTGGGATTTTTGGGTTTCTGGTAATTGGCCGATCTTCTTCAAGAAAGCCAAATTTTCTGCATCTGTGTCTGACATTTTTAACTCCATTCGGTAACGATTGAAACGGATAATTCGGCGCTTAACATCTGGCCCTGCTCTAGTCCAAGCACCATAGGCGCTGACATATTGCTTACCCGATAGTTAAGATTTGAGTCTGCTAATTTATTGACTACCGCCACCATAAATTCTTCGATGTCTGCCAAGTTGCCCTGGTTATCAAACATCGGAACGACCATAACAATTTTAAAGTTTGCAGTCGGCCCTACTGTGTCGTATTTATTATTTGAAAAAGTTAAATATTCGTCGTCGGGTTGAATATAAACACTGTTGGCAATAGGACTTGTCGGTGGAAATGAGAAAATTGACCAAACCGACGCGTTAGTTAAAGCGGCGGCCAAGGTGGCACGAAGGGCTGTAACGGCAACCATTTCTAACCAACCATTGACCGGGGCGATGTATACGGAGAAATTAACCCACGCACCTTCGCCATTAGTGAATTCGACATCCGCCAGGGGCTAATGCTCCCGTCTAGTGCCATTCCGTTATTTTGGCTGGACTGTCTGGCTTGCCAGATTTCACATGCCAAAATCATTGCGGCTTGGCGAATTGCACCAGTAGCGGCGTAGCCAGTGCTTTTGGTGTCTACTCCCAAAGCTTTGCCATACGGAACTATTTGGTGGTAATTGTCGTTTGCATTTGTTTTTGCAAATTGAATAATTGAATAACCCAAAGGAAAAATGCCTTGGGTGTAAGGAAAATTAAATAGTGAAGGAAATGTAGTAGAACCATTTGTAAATGGCCAAGTAGATGTAATTACTTTAGATCCATTATAAATAGCACCGCAATTACTTATGGTTATTGTCTGACCAGTTACGAATGATAGGGGCGCCGCTATAACCAAAGTGGCTACGTTGTTTTGCAAGCCAGCGCCTACCACCGGATAGGAGTCAAACCAAAGGTATTGATTAAGTTGATCTTCAGCCGTTTGGCAAACTTCTTCTACGATTTCGTTCGCGTATAGCGTGCCAATTCCTAAATTTGCTTTTAATTCAGCGGCAGTAACATATGTAGCGGCCATGCGCGACTCCTTTCGTAATTAGACCGATACTCCCCAAGGGCACTAGGGGAGTAACGGCATCTATTGGTTTGCCCTATTTATCAGGTTAGGTTGAAGGTTCTAACTCCGCGTGTCATTGTTACAAGCGGTGCCATGAAGCCGTAAATTGCCACTTGCACCTGTAAATTTGAAACCACATTTACGCTCATATAAGCGGTGGGGCTTTCAAAAATTGTTACTGCTTCTGGTGTAATAATAAAAGCAGAACCATCGATAGTTGTTGAAGGTAGATCAACATCAACCGAGAAGTTAAGTCCAAGCACGTTGCCCTTAATCCCGGTAGGCGATGCAACTCCGCCAGCGTTCATAGGGTAGTTGGCATTAAAAATTGGGCGCCCGGTAGTATCTGTTGCGCCAAGAAGTGTTGACCAGTGTGAAATTCCACCCACGTAGTTTTGCGCGAAGTAAGAAGTTCCGGCATAAGCCGCTACTGGCTCTGTGCTTGCGTAGGAAATTAAACCTGCCGCAGTTGCCGCAGTTGTAGCCGCGTTTGTTGAGTTAGCAGTTAGGTAAGTAATTGCCGCCGCGTTTGTTGCCTTCAAATACGCGCGTTGTAGTTGCAGTGTAAGTTGATCGTAAAACGCAGGACCAGAACGCTCGATGAGTTCAATACTCATTGTGTTCATACCTGCATATTTAGCCACTGTTGCAGTCATGTATTCAGTAACCATGCCTGTATTTTGAACCGCTCCTGCTTCTGCTTCTACTGTTACAACTGGTGCTACGCCGTTTCCGCCGCCGCCGCTCGTAACCAAAGTAGGAACTATTACGTTCATGCCTTCACGGGGCAGGGTTGCCTTCGTGCACGCATCAATTGTGCTACGGCCAAAGTTTGTATTAGAAACTACGTCGCGTAGATATTGGTTAGGAGAAAACGCAGGGTTTGTTGTAAATGAATCATCGGCGGCAGATACCCATAGGCGCGACTCATCGTTTCCAAGTGATGCTTTGATTTTGTGCTCTGTGTAACGGCCCATAGAAGTAATTCCATGACGCACTGTTTGGGACATATAAGGTGTAGATGCTTTAACTGTTGGGCGTGAAGCTTCAACCGCATCTGCGGCCGCGGCTTCTGGTAATACGGCATCGGGGACTTGAGTTTCTTCAGTCATCGCGGCCTCGCTTTCATTTTCTGGTTGGGTTTGGGTTTCATCTTCTAACGCTTTTTCGATGTCTTGAATTACTTTAAGTTTCTCGACTGCGTTAAAAATTTCTGTTATTGCTTCGGCTTTTTTATTATCTACCATTTTTTCGCCTTCGCTCCCCGCGACCGATGTAACTATCGCGTCGGAAAAAGCCGGGCTTTCGACAAGGCTGACCTCTTTTAAAACGGCTTGTTGCACATAAAGAGTTCCATCTTTACCGGGGCGCGAAGAAATAACGTCAACCCCTACACTCAGCCCGGAAATTAAATCTTCTGCGGCTAGCGTCAGATAATCAGTGCCACGTTGCGACGCGCTAATTTTAAACTGGCCATAAATTGCATCGTCAGTAGTTTGGAAGGATTGAGCGCGGCCTAACACATCTTCTGGCCGATGCTGTGCAAGCAGTTTTATTTTGGTGCCGTCATGGATGGCAATAGAACCGCGCTCAAATACAACTGGCCCTACTGACGTATTCCCGACTTTTCCAAATGGCACAACGACGCCAGAAATAATACGACGGCCAGCATCGGCCGCTTCTATTGGACTACTAAAGGTTAGTTGCACTAGTTGACTCGCTTCCCATAGGTGTTAGATCTTCCATTTCCATTGCTTGTTCTACTGTGATTAAACCAAGTGTTAAAAGTTTTTCAATTACTGCCAAGCGAGCCGCTGGATCTGCACGCAAATAAGTTTCATCAACCATAAAGCGAACCTTTGTGCCTCGCGCGCATAAATCATCCATGCTTAGGCGATCTTCAATAGCGCAGATATAAGGCGCCAGTGTATAAACCATAAATTCTTTACGGCGTTCTAATACGTTTTGATAAGTCATGCTTTTTTGCATTTCTGCATCAACCATGTCGGCGCTTACATTACAAGCACGTGCCAGTTCCAAACTAAAATATTGTTTGGCTTCGTTGTAAAGCATTTCCTTTGGCGAAAATGAAACTGGGGTATAAGAAAGCGTAGAAGTTAAATAAGCAGTAGCGCGATTTTGTCGTGCCGTTTTCCAAGCTGCTAAAATTCCTTGCACTTGCGCATCTGGTAGGTCAGCGCCGGAATTGGAAATATATCCAGTAGCCATTGGTGTTTGCGCCGCTACTGCCGCGGCTTTCTCGACATCCAACGCGCTTTTAATTGTGTTAGCAGATTTCGTTAATAACCCTTGGTCTAAAGATTGGAATGTAACCAAAGAACCTTGGCCCGACATGGGCAAACGATTACCGCCATCAATTGTGTAATAATCAACTTCGGTATTTAAACTATTATATTTAACTGTTACGCGATCGTTTTGTATCCACTCAAACCGCGCTGGCCGATTATCGTCTTGGTAGACTTCCGTTACACGAAGGTAAGCGGTGCCATACATCATAAGGCTATCAACCAACCAGGCAATTGTAACGCTTCGTGGTTGACGTATATCAGGTTGATCTACCCAAACTAAGTTGGGTAATTCTTCGCCAGTTTTGGCCGAATACATTTGCAAAGGAATTCCGGCGATCGTATTGCAAATCAACGACCTGCACCTGGCTATTGTTGGGACGGAAACCGCATCCTGGCGAACTAAAGCATTTGCGTAATTGTTATAACCGCCATAATTATTTGCGCCGAAGAATGTAGAAAATGGTGAATCCATTACGGCTGGCGCGTATTGCGCTTTTACTTCGGCTTTACGGGTTGGCGAAGCTTTGGAACGCACGCCAAAGAAGTCCAGAATCGCCATGCACGAATTTTTTCAACCTGTCAAGCATATTTGTCAAAAAGCCGTGGTATTACGCGCTTAGCGTGTCGGTTTAGATGCTTATGATACTTGGCCGACTTTGTGGCTTTATAAGTTGGTGAACAACCATAGCCGTTCCAATTGCGGCATCAATAGGCCCCGAAGATTTTCTTTTGATTAAACGCCAGGCAGAATCGTTAGTTTTGGCGGCGCAGTTATTCATGTGGCTAACCCATAATTCTTGGTTTGCATGGACTACGCGATTATTTACAAGGCCATCTAGTAGATCACCGCAAGCCGTGTAGAAAGCCGCCCCAGAAATGTCATTGCAAACGACGCCAGCGTTACTAAGGCGCTCGGCTATTGAAGCCGTGGCGTATTTGTCAAAGCAAACCATTTGTGGCCGATAGGCATCGCATTTTTCTTTTATGTCTGCGGCTATTCTCAAGTTATCCACATCGTTGCCCTGGCTTTCCCAAGTTTTAAGAATTCCAACTGCAACGCGGCCATCGTCTAGTAATTGGCCGACTACAAGGCTGGCACTGCGCCGAGATAACCCAACGTCAAAGGCGAAAATGGTCAAACGCCCATCTGCGGCAAACTTAAGCGACGAATCGCCAGTGGCTTCTAAAATGCCGTGTGGCCAAGGACTTAAAAGGCTATCGATCCACAAGCAAAGCATTTCAGTTTTTGTAGTTTCCACTGTCGAAGTCGCTACGGCTTCTTCTAGGGTTTCCTCGGTAATTGTGTAGCCCAGTGCCGGGTTTGCCTTAGCCCATTCTCGGCGGTCGTCTATCTTGCAAAAAGGATTAGCCGAATATTCGTAGTAACCAAAGGTTTCCGGCGGATAAGTCTTTGCCCGTTCGACTAGGCCGTTTAAAACTGTGGAAAACCCATCGCCAGCATTTGATACATAAAGCGACATGGCATTTGCCTTAGATCGTGTAAGGGGAGTGGCCGCTTTAAACGCTTCTTCGCTGACTTCGCGTAATTCGTCAATAAATAGGAAATCTGCATTTCGACCACGGGCGCCATCTCTAGTAGCCGCAACTATTTCGTAGCGACCACCATTTTTAAAACTTACATGCTCTTGGCCATTGGCCATTCGGGCTTTGCCGTTTAATTGTTTTCTAAGGAAATCGTTACTTTCAATAATATGAACTACGTTGCGGTAAGTATCCAGGGCCATAAGCCTTGAAGAAGAAAGCGCGACTACACGTTTGCCGTTTATAAGGTTCCACAAGATAAGCATCGTCGCCAGGTGTGTTTTTCCATTTTGTCTTGCGATAAGCAACAGGTTTGTCTTCCGGCGAAAGTTGCCGTCGCTATTTACTTTCATCATGTCAGCCAGAATGAATTTTTGCCAGGGCATTAACGGCATGCCTATCTGCTCGGCTAACTTCTCGACTTCGCGGCTAATTGTTTTGCCTTCTAAGTAAGGCGTGTGCACCCTGGGCTCTAAACTCCCCATGAGTTTTGGCTTAGGCGCGGCCGGAACGCTTTCCAATATAGTTGTCATTTTTCGCCTTTATCATCAAAAAGTTCAAAATCCACGCTTGTTTGGGTCAATATAGGCAGGAAAAGAAAGGGGGG